AGATGAAATAGGAATTGGCGTATTGCTCCGCACATCCGCGCCACCTAGCTGAATAGCGCCCGGACCGGCCACCCCGTCTGATACGCTCACCATAGAAAAGGTGCCGCCGTCTCCTATTGCCCAAGCTGTAGCATCCAAGCAATAAGGGTCGGCATTGAGCGCCAGCCCTGTGTTGCTCACAGTGAGCTTGTTCGTAGTGATTGCCCCGGCTGCAATGTTCTGAGCTTGCACCGCGTTGGCCGCCAGAATGCTGGTATTGACGGACCCCGCTGCCAATGCGTTAGTGGTGACGGACCCCGCTGCAAGAGCATTGGTGGTGATCGCTCCGGCTGCAACCTGTGTGGCTGTCACACATGACGCTGCAAGAGCGTTAGTGGTGACAGCTCCGGCGTCGATATAGGCCGCTTCCACATAGGGAACGCAAAACAATCCTTGCACGTAGATCGGTGCCGTGTTGCCGTTGGCAAACTCGTAGACGCACATACTGGCGAAGTTTTGGCCCGTCGTCGGCGTCCAATCATAAGAGTAGTAAGTCGCGCCGGAAGTGGCTATCGGACCGTACGAGAAATCTTGAAGCGCCGTCCTGTTTGCGCTTGTGATATTCGGTGCCGCAGTCGTCCCAATGCTGACCCGAAGGATGACTCCCTGCGTCCCGCTACCTGCGTACACCCAGAAAAGCATTTTGTACTTTTTGCCGGGAATCACCTGAAATGCGGGGGAAGCAACGGAGGCGTTTCCGCCCCCAGGGAGCGTAAGACCCTGCGCTCCGTTGGGAAGAGTCCCAAAAGTCCCGTTCGTAGTGCCTATATCCTCGACACTCCACCCGGTGGAGGACCCGGCTGCAAAGCCGCCGTTGGGGATGATAGACTCGGACGCGCCCATTGCTGCCGCCGTCGCAATTGCCGCCGCCTGGGCGTTGCTTGCGGCTGTGTTCGCCGCTGTTATCGCATTGGTCTGAGCCGTGGACGCGGCTGCCTGTGCCGTGGCGATGGCGTTATTCATTTGAGTCGTTGAAGTGGCAGCCGCCGCTGCGATTGCCGTCGCTTGCGCTGCTGCAGCTTGAGCCGCCCCGATAGCCGCCTGAAGCGCCGTGCGCTGTGTGGCGATAGCTGACCAGTTACTCGAAAGCAGGGTCTGCACTCCGAGCCAAGGCCCGCTCATCGTGCCGTCCGGCCAGATCGTTGCCCAGTTCGCCGGCGCGCCGCTAAAGCCGGTGATTGTCGTGTTGATCGCAGCCACCGCGTTGTTGTACGCCGTCGCCGAACAGCCCCAAGTCGTCGCCAGCGAATCGAGCGAAGTCTTCATTGCGAGCTCGCCCGCGTACTGCTGCATCAGCGCGGCTTTGTATGCGTTCGTCAGGTAGTTGGCGTTCGCTGGGCTGCTGCCGGGGTCAATGGGCGTTGTCGTCGGTATGAGGCTAATGGATGAGCCGGTTTCAGTCCAGGATGAATCAGGCATAGATGGCCCTCACTGCCGCGTTGACGGTGCCCATGGTGACGGTTGGCGTCACAGGGATGGTGACCGAGAGAGTCGTCGGGCCAACGGTGACGATGTCGAAGAGGTAATTTGCCGCTACCGTCGGGTCGCTGCCGGTGAAGGCCACAACCTGAAAGCCGCCGCTCGGAGTCGGGAAGTTTCCCGGCCAGGTCCAGGTGATGGTGAGCCAGACCTTGGCGGTCGTAGTTGCGCCGCCACTGGCCGTGACCGTGATTCCATCGCTTGCCGACGCGCTTGCTCCGCTGCCACTGCCGTTGGTTGCGCTCTGGGTCACCGTGACAATCGGCGGGGCTGGGAACATGGTGCCGACGGGCGTGTAGCTGTAGGCTGTGCAGGCGCTGAGGCTCTGCAACCCCGAGCCCATGGCGTTGAAGCTCTGCAACTTGACGTAGATCGTCTGGCCGATCAGCGCGGATTCGTAGGGTAGCTTGAAAATCGCATCGTCCAAGAACATGAAGCTGTTGCCAGATGCGTGAGAGGCGATCGCCGAGCCATAGCCGCCGCGCCGCAAGCTGGTGAGGTTGTAAGCGTTCGCGCTGGTCAGCGTGGCTGTGAGGTAGGAGACGATCTCCGAGCCAATCAGGCAAGCCGTTGCGAAGGAATCGCGCCCGTTGGCGCTGGTGCTGTTGAGCGTCCCGAGACTGGTAGCCAGGCTCACGGCCAGCGTGTCGGTTGTGTCGGGGTCAGCCGTCAAGGGAAGCGTTGCCGTGAGAGCGCCGATGCGCGCCGATGCGTTGATGGTTCCAACCGGCGCCACACCGTAGCTGTTGCCGCCGTCGAGGCTCACCCAGACGTTGCAGCCGCCCCAGAGAGTCGGGGTTCCGCATGCCCCAATCCAGATTTCAGGACCGCCGGATTCGGTCATGAGCGTAGGCGGCTCGAAGACGACAGCGCCTGAAACCGTCGGTGCTGGGCTGGTGGCAGGAGAGTTGCCGCCATTGCTCTGAGTCGTGTAGAGCGCAGACGTGCCGATGCCTAAAGGCCACTCCTCAGCCGTGATGGTCAAGCCGTCCTGTTCGCTTGCCTCATCTGGCATGTCAACCGAAACGATGCGAACGATCTTCCGATAGAGGCCGGTGATTGCATCCGTCAGGGTCACCAAGTCCATCGGCTCAAGCAGTATCTTGTTCCATCCCACTTTGAAGGTGTAGGTGTTGCGGACAAACACGTTCCGCTGTGCCTTAATGGCGCTGATTTGCTGCGCGTGAGCGGCGCGGGTGATGAGGTGGAGCGTGAGCGGCGAATCTTGTTTCAGACCGTTCAGGGACACGTCTGAAGGCTCGGGAGCGTCAACGATGCTCACGTTATAGCTGTTCGTCCGGTCCCAGAACTCAACCGGGACATCGTTCTTGATGTCCTGAGTGCTTGAGCGGCTGGGAGTGATCGGGTCTGTACCTGTGGGCTGCCCATCCTCGCCGACAGCCCCAAGGAAATCGTCAAACGTGAGGTCATAGAGAGGCGTAGTGTTCGGCGTGTACGTGACGCCGTTGGCCGTGATGGGCGTGTCGCCGTAAGGAACGACGTTCAGCACCATGCCGGTTCCGCCGCCCGAGAGTTGCTGGCAGGTCCAGACCAGTTCGCTGTTTGTCGCGTCGAGGATCTGCTGAATGCAGGTTGCCGCATCGCTCTGATCTGTCCAAGCCGGGCTGATGGCAAACCCGCAAGCGGTGCAGTAGGTCTGGAAGCTGGCCGCGCCGGTGACGAGATTGGCGATGCGAGAGGCGGCGAACCCGGCCCCGTAGTAGGGATTCGAGAGCGCGTCAACGATGACAGCCGACGGCTTGGCGTCATAGGCGCTCGGCCAGTTCGGATCCTGCTCGGTGCCGAGAAGCGCCTGAACCTCAAAGTTCCAGTTGGGCGGTGTTCCGTCCGAACCGAGAGCGGCTTGAAGTACGCCGATATAAGCCGTTCCACTGTAGCCGAGAGCGCGGCTGGGCCACTTGCTTGACCACGGCCCCCAGGGCGCTTGCGGACGCGCGCCGGTCATGAGCGAGAGGCCGTAATAGCTGAGGGTGTAGCAGTCCTTGTCGCGCCAGACGCGCTGAACGCCAACGATGCCGAATTGACCGCCCTCGCAGAGAGCGAGAATCAGATCAGACCAGTAGTTGTAGCCGGTGACGCCTCCACCGCCGCCCTTGCCGCCCGAACTGGTGGCCTGAGACGTGAAGCCGGCCCAGTCGATCATGTTCGAGGCAAGCAGTGTGCAGCCGTAGGCGAGAGCCTTGGGATTGCCGTACATCGATGTCGAGACCTGGACGGAAGCCAGCTTGACCGGAGTTTGCGCGTTCGAGCCACCGCCGCCGAAGAGACCGCCCATTAGGCCCTCACCTTCGCCCAGGGCGACCAGATGCCGACGAAGCGCTCGGCAAGGTCCTTGTTGGCCACCGCGTCATCGAGGATCACCATTCTGGCCGGCTGGTAGCTGTGCAGGATCACTGGCCACTCGATCACGATTGCGCCGTGCGCCGGGTTGCGCCCGAACTGGTACATGGCAATGTCGCCGGGTTGCGCCGGGCCGTCGATCTTGGCCGCGAACTTCTCGACGATCTCCAGATAGATCGGTTCGTCACGGTGCAGAAACCAGTCATGGACGTACTCGCCGGGGTCAACGTGAGGCAGGACGCCCGCGGCCTCGTAGACAGCTGCAAGGATCATGCCGCAATCGACGCCAGCGCCCTTGACGCGGGCATGGTGGGCGTAAGGCGTCCGAACCCATGACAGCGCCTCTTTGACAACATCCTCGCGTTGCAGCATCACTTCCTGTGCGGTCATAGGCTTGTACTCGTTAGGGGCACGTAGGGAAAGCCCTGGTAGTTGTTGCTGTTGGAGAAAGTCGCGCAAGCAGCCGTAGTGCGGGCGCAACCGGGATAAATGGTGAAGGTGTCGCCCGTCGCCGGGGTCTGAGGCAGTGGCACGGTCAAGACGGCCGTTCCGCTGGTGTAGCTGCTCACGGTGCGCCGCGAACCGGATGCGACTCCGGAGGTCATGACCAAAACGCCAAGGTTGTAGTAGCCGTTCGCCTTCCCGGCTATGCCGGTGGCGATGGTCGTAGCCGTCGGGGTTCCTTGCGCGCTCCCGGCCGTCATGAGGCTCGGCAAGCTGATGCCGCAACCGCTGTCACCAAAGCAGTTCGCACAGCCAGGCTGGAAGAGAATCCGGGGCATCTGGTACTGCAAAAGCTCGAGGTCTGACTTGACGTGCAAGACAACCTGAGTCGAGGACGGGTCAACGCCGGCCGTGTTGCCCTCGAACAGAACCACGGAGCCCATGGAGGTATCGCCAGCGTAGGCAGAGAAGACGCGCTCCACGCGCACCCGCGCCGCGTCGAAAGCTCCGTTGTGCGCTGCAAGGCTGATGTTCGTGCCCATGAGTTGAGCCGAGCCGCCGGCCATCAGAGTCAGGTCCAGAGTGTCAACTTCCGTTCCTCTGGCATTGCGGATGGCCCCGCGCGTCACGAGGGGCTGCCCGCCCTGATCGATCGATGAGGTAAACAGGAGGCTGTTCAGGGTGAGCGGGATGTCCGCGTTGGTCCAGCGGTAGACGCCGCCCGATTGGAGCGTGATCGTGTAGCAGTCGGCCATCGTGAATACGGCGTTCGAGTTCAGGTAGGCGATAAGAGCAGGGGTGGCGTATTTCATCGACGGTCATCTCCCATGCGCACAAGCGCCCAGCCGAAGAACCACGCAAACAGAACAAGCACAACTGCAATGATCTTGATAGTCATTTGAGGGTTATCACCTTCACCGTTCCGCCGTCCCAGGCCAGTTGCATGAAGCGCTTGAACGTCATGGTGTCGTCGTCAAACCGGCAGATGCGGGCGAACTGGCCGGTCCATGTGATCGGGAGGCCGTTGGCCGGGGCAGTCGTGAAGGTCACAGCCCCTGTCGTCGCGTTGAAGCTCACCCCGGACATTTGCAAGACGCCGTTGACGTAGATGGCCGCGGACTGGATGATTCCCGCCGAATAGCCCTCGTTATCGACCAGTTGGAAGACAGTCTGCGCGCCGGTGCCAGTGCCGAACGGGCAGGCTGTCGGGCTCCCGTTGACCGGATCGATGAAGTAGAAGCTGTCCCAAGAGCCGCGCATCGTGTTGAAGAAAGAGGCAAGCTGCAGTAGCTCGTCAGAGAGCGTCTTGGCGCTGAAACCAGCCTGACGGACGAAGTTCAGCGTCCATTCGTAGGTCCAGCGCGGCGTGGTCCAGAAGGTGGCGCGCTGCTCTTTGCCGCTGGCGCCGGTCTGGATCAGCGTCGAGAACGTTGCCGTGCGGTCAACCTCGATGTCGAGGCCTTTGAGTCCAGATGGAAAAAGTAGTGCGCTCATGCCGATTTCCTCCGGCTCTCGCTCGTCAGGCGGGCATTCCCCTGCAAGTTCCAGCAGTAATTCCAGAGCCGCCAGCGAATCGGCCACGGAAGATAGCGCCAGCACTCACACCAGAGGAGGTTCCGCCAGGTGACGCCGATAGCGAAGCCGGGTACGCCAAGCTCGGCCAGCCTGATTACCATCCGGTCCCGAAAGGTCAACCGATAAACTGCGCTCATCTCTCTGCCCTCTGTGTCATTTTGGCCGCGTTGTGTGGCCGTTCAGACACAGTATAGGGCGAAAATGGGCAAGAAAATGCCCTCGGGATGAGCCGAGGGCGGTTTGGTGCGGATTTCGGGGAGGGGCTTCTTTCTAGTCGATTTGAGCCTCAACTGCCCGGTTGAGCGTGGCCAGCGTCTCGGCAACCTCGCCTAGTTCGGTCAGCATGGCTTTAAGCTTGCCAAGTTCGCAGATGGGCGGGGCATTGTCGATCTGCTTCAGGGTGTAATCCAGCGCACCCGCACGGCGCAAATTGTCGCCGATCTCATAAAGCGCCCGGCCAGCCGCGCTCAATTCGCTTTCGAGGAGCGCCTTGCGCCTGCGGGCATCGGTTCGGTTCTTGATGAGACGGAGTAACGCTTCGCCTTGCTCTTGCTGAGTCATGGCGTCATTATAGGGCTGGAATCGCCCGCAAAACGCCCCTCGGACGCGCTGAAACGGCGAAAGGTTGACTCGCTGGCGGGTGATTACGTGGCGCAGTGCGATAAGATCGCTCACGCGGTCAAGGACAGCACGGACCTCTGGGCAAGACAGCACGCGCAGGAGGCGAGCCGGTAACCCTCAGCCGCGCCGGTTCTTCATCGCCTCCCTTATCGTCGCCATGATGTTTCCCTGATTTTGCTGGAAGAATGCCTTTGAATCAACTCCACCGTGGATATGGAGGTGCGTGTCGCCGCTTCCCCCGCTGCCCCCGGTTGCCATATTGCGCACGCTAGACGCCAGCGATGCAGGTAACACCATTTCGTTTTTGTGCAACTGGGCAAGCGTATCGCTTGGCACCCTATCCCACCCGCCCGCCGCGGAGGACAGCGGTCCATACGTGCCGAGAATGCTCGTGTACATCGCCGCGCCCGCCGCTGGCGCCAACGCAGGGCCGACGATGGGAATTGCGGCAGTTGATGCCATGGCAGCAGCAGCCCCCACAGCCGCTTCGCTGGCGACGGTTCCCACAGAAGAAGCAGTCTGCGTTGTCTTTGCGAGAATAGCGTTCATGAGTTGGGTTTCAGCCCACTTGAGAGCCATTCCAATGCACATACTCAGGAACTGCTCTAGCACCTGAGACGCCATCTGCCGCATGGCTTGGCCGAAGTTCTTCCCCTCCACGATGCTCTTGCTCATGGCATTGGCGAAGCCGGTGTTCATCTGGTCTATGCACTTTTGCATCCCGGCGTTGAACGTCGCCGTCATGTTCTTCGACTCGGAATTCATCTTCTGAAAGTACGAAGTCCAAGTGTTTTGCATCTTGGTTACGTCGGTCTGGAGGTTTTTTGTCGATATAGAGTTAGTGTTGTCGAACGCCCTCATCGCGCCATCGGCAGCGTGTATCTTCTCTGCGACTCCTTCGAGTTCCTTTTCCAGAGCCTTCCACTGATCGGACCCTTGGGGCACTCCAGCCATTGCCTGTAAGGTCGCAACTTTGATCTTTTCTAGCGCGTCAAGCTCGGCCTGATAGGCTTTGTCTTCCGACGCTCTTTCAGTGGCGAGTGCGGTGATTTTGGCCTGAGCCACCTCCGTCGCTGTGAGCTTTCCCGATTTGCCGAGATTTTCATTGCGGGCAACTGCTGCTTTATATGCCTCCTCAGCGGCCTTCGATGCGTCCTTGAGAGCTTCACCGTCCGCCTTCACTTCTTTTTCGCTGGCGGCAATCCGCGCCTCACACCCCTTCTTGGCGAGTTCGGTGCGCTGGTTCGACTCCTGAGTGTCCAGCGCGAGCACAGCGTCTTTCCCGGCGGCGACGATTGAGGCGCGCTCGGTCTGATACTTGCTCTCGATGGCCGCCCGCTGATTTGCGTTCTCTACCAGCTTGGCGTTGTTCTGACCGCCTGAATTCCCCGCCTCCAAGATAGTCTGCTCGTCCGCATTCGCCTTCAGTTGCGCCGCGTGATCCTTGTCCAGCGCTGTCAACTTGGCCTGAGTGAAAGACTGCTGAGCGGCGATGTACTTGGGCAGCGCGGCGAGCTCTGCCGCGGCCTTGAGTTGACCGCCCTCGATGGCAAGTGCAACCTCTTGCTTGATGGTCGCTTCCTGCAACTTCAGCGCCTCATCGGCACCCTTGTCCGCAGCGGTCAGAGCGGCAGCATTGGCCTGTTCGATGCCTTTGACCTTAGCCTCGCCTACGCCCTCGCGGGACTTATTGTCCTTGTTGGGCGCCTCTGTCTTTGCGTTCGATGCCTCTTGCGCCTCTATGTTGGCGATGGCCTGAACAACGTTTTTGCGCTGGTTAAGCTGCGCAATAAGAAGCTGTTGCGCCCTGATGCTGTTGTTGTCGATGATGGCTTTGCTGTTGCCGATGGTGGCCTCAGCCGCCCCTAGCTGCTTGGCAATATCCTGCCTTTGCAGGTAGGTGTCATTCGCGTGCTGCAAGAGGAATTGTTGCGCCGCGAGATTCTTATTTGCGGCATCAATCGTATCGGCGGTGTTCTTGGCGGCGTTGGCCCTGACACTCTCAAGTTCCTTCTCTGCGGCCAGTTTCTCCGCCGGATTTGAGGCGGCTTTCACCTTAGCCTCGGCGGCTAGCTGGTCGGCATACGATTGCTTCTGTGCCTCAGCGTAGCCATCCCACGCGCTCTTCGCGCCAGCAATCAGGGCGGTGTTCTGCCCGAAAATGTCATACCAGGCCTTGGCGTTGGTAAACAGAACCTCAAACGTCTTGTCGGCCTCTGCGGTCACTTCCTCCAGTGACTTAATCAGATCCCTCAATGACGCGTGGTCTAGTAGCTCTAACTGCCCCCTGAGCGCCCCAATGTGATTTCCGGCCAGATCGTCCGCTTTGTCCTGCGCCTCGACGAGCTTGTCATCGAGTTCGGACATTTTGATTACGCCCGTATTCGCCGCATCCGCGAGAGCGATGCCCATTTTGTGAGCGGACTCTGCGGCGGCCTCATGTAGAGAGACCAGCTTTTCGACGCCCTTGGCAATCCACTCGATCATCTCCATGATGGCCAGGGGCGCGAAGGCCATCGACAAGGCCTGACCGACGCCGGGAAGCGTAGACACAAATCCTCCCACAGCGCGGTTCATCCCGAGCATGTGGGCAGCATGGCGGGCCTCGGTGCGGGAGAAATCGCCCTCCATGCTTTCGGCAGCATCCTTTGAGTCGCCCGCCATCTGCTCGAACGCCTGAGTGCTTTCGCCCTTGACTCCAGAGAACGAATCAGCCATTTCGGCCGTCGCTGTCTTGACGCCGTTAGTGGCCTCATTCAGCCCACTCATCAGCCCGTCAATCTGTGCCGTGATTTGTACACTGATCTCGCCCGCGTCGTCCGCCATGCCGTCTCCTAGAATCCGACGATGCCAGCCGCGAGTTCGGCCTTAGTCATCGGGGTTGTGCCTTTGCTTTCTTTGCCGCCGCCCATGTAAGCCCGCACCAGCACATGAACCGGCGGGCTGATAGCCCAATAAGCCAGCAGGTCCAGAACATCCGGCCATGGGGTTGCATCGACAGTGCGCGCCGTCCATCCGGTTGCAGTGATTAGAAGACCGTACAGTTCGCCCCAGTTCAGCGGCTCCACTTCACCTTCTGAGGCCCCACTTCCCCCTTCAGACCGGAGACCTCCGCAACGCCGATGACGGCCTTCTGAATCTCCGCAAAGGGCATCGTCTCGACCGCTTCGAGGGTCAGATCGGGGTACTTGTTGGACAGCGAGAGGTGCACCAGATCGCAGCAGTGACCGACCATCTCAGGCATTGCCTTCATGGGCGAGATTGTGCCGACCTGAAGCTGGCCGTTGATTTCGTCGATGGCTGCCAGTTTGGCAGACGCCTGGTGACGCAACTGCCCGGCGGTGAAGGGTTGAAGATCGTACTCGGTGCCTTGAATCGTGACGGTGCTCATGCTTTCGGCCTCCATGGCTGAGATGGGAACGCGCCGCCCTCTCAGACGGCGCATCCGGGTTAGGAGTTGGTGAAGACGCTGATGACGCGGTTGAGCGAATCGGCGAACGCGTTGAACTCGAGGTCCACCTCGGTGTAATCGTCCTGCTTGCCCGCCAGAGACAACTTCGGCATGACCACGGCGTAGAGCGTGTAGCCGAACTGCTTGCCGCCGTAGGTGTTGAAGACGTTGAGTTGGAAGATGGTCGCCGCGCCCATGAGCGGGTTGCTCAGGGCAATATTGCTGCCTGTGACCATGGTGTAGGTGTAGTACAAGCCCACCTGGTGCGTGGTGTCGGCAGCGGCGAACAGGTAGACGCCGGCAACGCTCACGCTGTACTGGCCGGTAGCCGGCGCGCTGGCAACACGCTTCAGCCAAATTCCAGCGGTGTAGTCATAGACGCCCAAGTCCGCAACGAAGGTTGCGCCGTTCAGCGCAGTGATTTGGTAAGGAGTAGTGGGTATGTTCGAGAGTTCGTTGTTGGCGCCGGCCGTCTGGCCGGTGGCGATTGTCGAGCCGGCCAGGATGGCGTTGATGAGACCGCCCTGAATGCGGCCCGACTTCGCTTTGCCGCTGATCTTGCCCTTGCCCAAAGCAACGTCCTCGGGGAAGGCATTCGCGCCGACAAGTTCCTTCACGTCGCGGGAGATGTCCAGAGACACATCCTTGAGGGTGCCGACGTTGACGGGAGTGGGATTTGCGCCGGGCGGGATGATGCTAAGCTGGCCGACGCCAAAGTTGTATTGAGCCACGGTGGTACTCGCTTTCTGGCGTGGTCCTCAGTCGGCCTCTGCGGACACCCCGGTTGTGATGGTTAGAGAATGGCTGCCAGGCGAACCTTGAGGGCTTCCTTGGCGGCGTACAGTTTGTTGTGTGCTTCGGTATCCAAGACGCTGTTCAGGTTCTGGCGTAGGTCGTTGAACCACGTCTCGATTTCAGTTGCCCACTTGGCCGGTTCGGCTGCGGGCGTTGCGGTCTCTTCATCCATCAAGCGCCTCCTTTAGGCGGTCGTTACGATCTCCAGGGGAACCTCTACGATGCCCTGGGTTTGGAAAAGCCCCTCATCCTTGACCACGGTCCCGAAGATCCTGCATGAGGACACAAGGCCTCCGAGCGTGGTGTGTGGCGCTTGCCCGTCATTGGCGAACGGTCCCATCTGCGCAGCTTCACCCGCCGTCAGTTCCAAGGCAGCCTCAAGCGCGGTGATGAGAGTGTTCTGCAGCGTGCTCGGCGCGGCCATCGGGTCAGCGTCGTTGCGCGTGTAGATCACCAGTTTGGGGCGCAAGGTCCACACGGTAGGCTGGCGCCGGTCACCGCTGGCCGTCTCATCACCAGCCGCAAGGAAGAGCGCGGGCTGTGTCTCGGGCGGCGTGTCTGCGTAACCTGACCAAAGGCGAGAGCAGCCGGTTGTGAACCCGGCGACGGTGGACAGGCGCGCATTGAGTGCAACGAAGATCGCTTCACGGTTTAAGGCCATCAGTTGCCCCCCATCGCACTTGCCAGCCGTGCGCGGATGTCGTCTTTCATGTCAGCCAGGGCCGGTTGCAGGAACGGTCGAGCGTCTTCATGCTTCGTTCCCGGCGGATGCTTGGCGGCGTACTTTATGGCAGCCAGATCGGTCATAGGTTTCTTTGGACCGCCCCGCGCACCAGCGCCTATCTTGCGGTCAAAGCCTTTTTCCCAATAAACGCCGTAGGGTACGTTCGTGCCCACGCTGCTGCTGAAGTTGTTGCCATCATCACTCGGCTTGTCGTTGATGGACCCCCAAAGTAGGCCCGTCTTGCCAACGCCTAGATGGCCAGGGCGCGGCCCGTTGAGGTACTTGGAAACCACCAGGTTGTGGAGAGCAACCCCGAGCGCATTGACGGTCGCACGGACACGGTTCCTCCGCGCCACGCTGATCTGTGCAAGTTTGGCGACGACAAGCTCCGAACCGACGATCTGGCCGACAATGAACGGGACGCTCATCCGACAACCTTCCGCCAGTTCGAGAGCGAGTCTTTGGCCCAGTTCGGAATCGAGGCCGTCGAGTAGCCGGTTACACTCTCACCGCCCATGCTTTTGCCGGTCACCCCGATGTGATCTCTTTCCTTGTACCCCCAGGCGACGATGCGGCAAGCGACATGCTCAAGGTCGAACGGGATGACGGCGAACCCGGCGGTGTACTTGAGCACGACGTTCATAATGTCGCGCCGGAAAGTAGGAGCGCCGAAAGAGAAGCCGCCCATAGCCGAAACCGAATTGGTCAGGCTGATGGTTCGCCGGCCATCGCAGACGGCATACGAGGTCACGTCGATGTTGTCTACCAGCACCTGGGTGATGGCTGTAACCGGGTAATTGGCGGTCATGATCTGCCGGCCGCCAGTCCCGTTCAGCGTCTCGGTGTAAGCGGCGCTCAGGATGTCCCGGTTCAGGTAGGACTTGATCCACGCGCTCACGCCTGTGATGATCGGCGACAGTGTGGCGTCCGTCGTGTTGGCGACGATGCCGAGATACGTCTTCACGCTGTCGAGCGTGGTCAAGTCACCTGGATTGGGATAGTCCATCGTTACTCCGCTTCAGCTTCCGCACATGCCGCATCAGCCTCAACCTTGCGGGCCTCTGCAACAGCCTTGATGAGCGCCGGACGTGCCAGTGTGGCGTCAAGCCCGAGCCGGGTAGCCTCAGCCGCCAGAACGTCATTGGTCCACTTTGCCGGGTTGCCGGTGAGGGCCACAACAGGGACCGCATCGGCCTCAGCAATGGGGGCCTGTGTGGTGAAGCCCATGCACTGCAAGGCTTCAAGCGCCTCTTGAGGAACATCGAAAGCGCCGGTTGCGTCTGGCGTGTAATTCACGCCGTCAAAACTGCACCCGGTGGCGTCCGCGTGATAAATCAACATGCTCTTGCTCCCTGCGAAATGGGGCACAGCAGCCTTGGCCACCATGCCCCGCGGTTGAGCCTCTGAATTAGCCGGCGGTGATGTTGTTGATGACGCCGATGGCGAAGGGAGCGTAGACCGCGAGAACTTCCTCGGCATAGACGCCCACTTCCTCACGCCTGGTGCGCATCGGCCAATCGAGTTCGTAGTAATCGGCGCGGGTCTTGACTGCGGCGACGTTCGGAACTTCGCTGGACTGGTACTGCGCGGGCAAGTCTTCGGCATAGCCCAAGATCGTTCCAGCGGGCATCTTGGGGTGAATCTTGATCGGGATTTCGCGCCCGCCGTTGAGGGCGAACGGGTTGAAGTAGCTCTTGATGACGCCGTTGGCGACGATGGCAAAGCCCTGGTCGTCGTTGGTGTAGCGGAGCAGCGGAGCAGACGAGCCGTTCAGCACGCGGGATGCGATGTCCTTCGCCTGCTGGGCGTTGACATAGAGCACCGAGGGGCTGACCTGAGTCGCGTTGAACATGGCCAGGAGCAGGTTGTCGATCTCGTTCACGTTGCCGCGCCCGCCAGTGGTGAGCAGAGCGCCGTTGGTGAGAGGCTGCCAGATCGCGCCCGAGGTCGAGTTCAAAGCGGCCGACGCCAAACCGTCAAAGGCCAGGTTAGGGTTCGCGCTGTAGTCAGCAGCGGTCAGAGCCGAGGCGAGTTGGTTGGTGGCGTTCAGCGGGGCCGAGAAGGTCACGGTTGCCACGTTGGTGATGGTCTGCAACCGCTCCGCGCCCACCGCGCCCACGAACCACGCATAGCCAGCCGCGCCGCGAACCGGGGCAACCGATGCGGTGAGAGTCTGACCGAGGGTGATGGCCTGGGTGCCACTCACGGAAGCCTGACCGACGCCGCCGTTCAGCGTGAAGGTCAACCCGTCCATGCCGGTGATGGTCTTGGTCTGGACAAGGCCAGCCGCAATCGACTGCTGCTGAATGCCCTCGTAGGTCAGGGGAACGCAGATGACCGAATAGGTCAGAGCGGGCAGAGTGGCGCCGGAACCGGAAGCGCTCAGTGTGGCAGTCGGGCAGGTTCCGAGGTTGACGGACGCATTGCCGAACAGCAGCGCGTTCTCTTCCTTCAGCATCATGCCCTGAAGCAGACGAAGCACCATGCGGGCTTTCACGTCCTCAAAGCCCTTTCCGGCGTTCATCGCTTCGCGGGTGACGTAGTCTTCCTCACCCAGCGTCACGTAGCTTGCGGCCTTGGCCGACGTGGTGTAGCTCATGTTGGCAGAGCGCTGACCCTCGGGAACCCATCCCATGCCGCTGAAGCCGGAACCCAGGAGAGCGGAAACAACCTTCCAGTTGGTCGCCGGGCCGGTTCCGCCGCCGATGCGGGGCAGGGCGTTGCGGATAGGCGTTGCCACGGGGTAAAGGTTCTTGGCGGGTGCCTGAAGGTCATACGCCGTGAGCCCGGTGGCTACCGTGATGGCCTTCTGAATGGTGTCGTCTGCGGGCGAACTGAGGGCCTTTTTTACGAGGTCCAGCGTTTCTTGCATGCTCATGTTTCGTAGCCTCCTCGGCTGGTTTCCCTCGCTTTTAGGCGCGGGGTTGGATGGTTACGCCGCCGGACTTGTGAATCTTCCTGATTGCGTCCAGCGGGTCACTGGGTTCGGCCTCCACACCCGCGTCTGACTTGCTTACACTGTCGTCATTGCCTTTCTCGACAACCCTGAGAAAGCCCTTCGCCTTCATGCCCTTCACGATCTCGTCAAGCGCGGCCTCGTGTTGCTTGGCCTCGCCTTGGAGCTTGGTGACTTGATCCTTCAGGGTGTCCCGCTCGGTGCTGAGCTTCGAGACCTCGTCAGTCAACCCGGCAACCTTGGCGACCGTGTCCTCACCCTCGACGGCCGTCTCGGCCTTGGCGGAATCGTCATAGCCGCTGGCCTTCATGCAGTCAGCCGCTTTCTGGATGTGGTCATGGGCCTCGGCCAGCTTGCCCTTCGTCGCCGCGCTGAACTTCGCGCCCTTCTTTTCGACCGGGTCATCGCCCTTGGCTGAGTCGGCCAGGGCAACGACTTCGACAACCGGGGCAGGATCGGGCGGCGCCAGCGATGCCAGCAGTTCGTTCGTCTCCTCTTCGGTCATGGCCTTGAGGATTTCCGCACCCGATGCCAGCCAGGCGCGCATCTGAGCCGGAAGCGGCGAGTTGTCGCCTTCGTACTGCGCTTCGTAGCTCGCGTCCTGAGCCTGATAACCCAGAGAGGCCAGTAACTCGGCAAACCGGGAGACGCCGTACAGGCCCTTTTTCACCGTGTCGCCCGTGGGCGTTTCAACCTTGACCGCCGTATCGGTGGCCGCTTCAACCGGGGCATCAGCCGCGGCGGTAGTCACTTCCGTTTCAACTTCCACGTCGTCTCCTTCGTCGCCGTCCAGCTTGACAACCTCTGTCACATCGCAGTCAGGATTCGCCCCGATGTCTACGAGCGAAACCTCCCGCAACTTCAACTTGTGAATGATCTTCCGGTCGTTGGCGTCACGCCCGCCCGGTGGGACATTGCCCTGAATCGAGAACATCTTCAGAACGCCGGTATCGACCTTGAGGACCGTGACCGGGTCAACGACATGCGCGGTGATGTGCGTGACGTCATCATCGTCCACGTACATCTCAGTGGTGACCCCGGCGGCCTTCGTAACGTCGTGCATCTCGCGCACAGCCCGCCGCTTCGCCATGTAATCGGGGATGGCCCCGCGCAGGCAGTCGCCAGTGAAGGATTCCCCGTCAGAGTCTTTCGTCGGAGTGCTGGCGATGCCGGAAACCATGCGGGTTCCGTCGCCCATATCCTCAACCTTGGTGATCTGGCCGAACATCCGAGCCTTCGCCATGTGTCCTCTTTTTGTCACAACTTGTGGTTAAACAGACACAGTATAGAGCGGAAAAGGGCGAAGAAAACCCCGCCAGATTCAGCGGGGTAAGAAAAAGCAGAATTCAGGAGACTCGCGTGTGGTGATTATATGAGCCGAAAAGGCTCAAGGATTGCTGGTGCCAGGGTCCGAATTGAGAATTTCGCCGAGACTTGCCCGTGTGGCCTGGGGAATGGTTGCCGTCGGATCGGCAAGCAGCCCGTTGACCGCACCGGTGAGTGAGGCAATCCAGTCTGCCACCTTGTTGCATGTCGTGTGACCCGTGCCCGTACACATGTGCAGCGGACAGGAGCCATCCCTGTAAATCCTCATTGCCTTGGCCCACCTTTCGGTTAGGACAGTGTGACGCTCTTCAGTGTCCCGCCGTCGTTGTAGTAGAGCTTAACCGTGCCGTCGCTGGCGTTCTTCCAGATCTCGGCAACCCCGGCGGGAATGTTGGCGACGGTTGGTGCGCCAGCCGCGCTCTTGACGTTGACGATTTCCAGCCCGCTTTGCTCTGCCAGGCCGACAAGCGCGGTCGGGATGACATAGACGCCGTTCGTCGGCTTGTAATCGGTGCCGTTGATTTGAATGCAGCCCGCCGCCGGGCCGAGCATGTTGGTCGTTGCAATCGCCATAGTACCTCCGCTTGGGCTGATGTGGCCCGGTTATTGGTCGCCTTCCGTGGCGGCGTCGATCTCCTCTTGGGTCATGACTTCAGCGGTTTCCGTGCACCGATCATTCGGGTGTATGCCCTCGCCGGGGAAGTCCTCACCGTCAAAGCACTCATCGAGCCCCACTACAGTTCCGTTGAGGGCATCGCACTCTGGGCAGCAGTTCGCGTCCGCAATCCATCGCCTCCCCTTCACGACTCCGCTTTCCGTCCAGCCCGCGATGTTGCCCGCCCGGTCAGCAATGTTGACCTCGGTGCGGGCAATCATGTCCACCCGGTAGTCACTGAATCCGGTGTAGTCCTGAATCGCCTCGGCCAGTTCGTCGCTGGTGACGCCCGTCTTGAGCGCAGTCTCCACCAACTCATTCAGGCCGGCGCGGGTAGTCTCGTTGATCTGTGTCACCAGATCGGCGGCGTGATCCTTTGCCCACGCGATGGCCTTCTCGTTGGCCTGGTTAAGCATGGCGTCCAGCATGGTGCTGAACTCTTCGCCGGTTGGGGCGCTCATCAGGTGAGCGACTTGGTCCAGGCCTTCGCTGGCGCCGTCGAGCGCCATGGCCTCAAGCACATCATCGATGTCGCCTTGCAGCTTCGTGAGCGCCGCCAGATTGATGATGTTCTTGAATGGGTCACTGTTGGTGGCCTTGGCAACCTTGCCCAGCAGATCACTCGCAACCTTGACGGCCGCTTTCTTCTGTGCGGCGAACGTCTTCCGCATGATGCCGGTGAGCGCCTTGCGGGCCTTGACTACGGCTGGGCGCTCACGGTCGATGGGCGTCAGGGTATTCGAACGCTTTTTTTTTTGAACCGCGCCAGCTTTGGCCGCGGGAGGTTGCTTGCCGGGTTTCTTTGCCGGGGGAACTTGGGAGGCCGACTCGACAGGCTCCCCCGGTTTGCCGCCGGGTTGGTTTGCTCCCGGCAACGTCGGTGCTACAGGTGGAGGCGGGGAGAGCTCGTCTTTTTGCTCATCCGTGAACGGGTCAAACCCGTAGCCCTTGTCTCTCACCTCATCGGGTGTCATCCACGGCTTGGAGCCGCCGCCCCCGAGTGCGATCTGATAGACCTGCGCTTTGATGAGCGGGTCAGTAATTTCCTCGTCCTGCCAGGCGAACTGCAGATCGCCCATGCCGTAGCAGCGGCGAAGAATGGAGTCCATGAGGCTCTTGAACCACAGTTTGCGCGGCTCGATGCCTTCCTCTTGCGCCGTCTCCTTGGCGGTCTGAGCCGTGGCCCGGTTGACTGCCTTGACGAGCGCCTGTGGGCTGATTGAGAAGCACCAGCAGATGATGCGCGCCAGCCACTCGTCAATCGGGTCATTCAAGCTCGGCTCTTTGGTGGCCTGGTACTTGGTGCCACTCGGAACCCAGCGCCCATGACGACGTGTAGCCGTCTGGCCGGTCATGACGATGTCCCACGAGGCCTGGAAGTCAATCACCTGGTCAGGGTTCATGCCCGGAGGCGCTTCGAGGAGCGCATCGGGGATCGTGCCGTCGGTGTAGAACTCCGTCTGGTGGAGCAGCCGGCGAAGAGACAGGTTGACGATGTTGATGACCTGCTCAACCGGGCTCATGCCATAGATGCGATTCGGGCGAAGGTTGTAGGCCCGGACGATCATCTCGTCAACGGTGTACTCGACAGCCGCCAT